AGCAATGGAATCTGCAATGAGCAGTGAAGGCTTCCGTGGCTACTGCAAAGGGAACATTATCAAATATTTGTGGCGGTATGAATCAAAGGGTAATCCAATTCAGGATTTACTTAAAGCTCAATGGTATTTAGAACGTTTAATTAAACATCATGAAGCAGAATCCTGATCCTGAGATTTACCACTCAATTCCAACTCTGTCTCCAGAGGAATCAGACTACTTGCGTACCTTAGAGTTTCTAGATCTTTTAGATCAGCTTCAGGGAAAGCAGACCGCGATCCCGTACAGTGATAAGGCTCAGTCCACATCGTAAAAAATTTATTAACAACTTTTCCATTAGGATCTGCTTTCATCAGTTCCTTTTCTAAAAACTCAATGGCCTTTACTTGTTGAGGAGAGCCATTAAAACTAGTAGCAATATTTAAAAGACAACGTGGTGCTCTGCATTTATGTTCTACTAGTAGAGGAACTTCTTTATCAGATTGTAAATATAGATCTAATTCGGCTCTTCTCCTCTCTACTAATCTTGGATTTGAAAGGTAGTTTTTCTTTATAAATGGAGACCACTCTTTAATGATCGCTGTTTTAGAAGCACGAGAATTAATTAACTCTAATAATTTACAATCTTTAAATTGAATAATTCCTATGCTTTGTGCATAGCTAAGAACAGCAGCCTTTTTCTTTTCATTTAAAGGCATATAAACAACATCTTCTACCCGTGTTGAGAATGTCTCCAGGTCTTCCCAAAGTTGGTTTTCAACTTGTTCTCTACTAGCCCTTGTAAACGGTAGAATGCCACGTCCTTTTAAACGCAAACTACCGTACCCGATTAACCAGGGACCTTCTTCTTTGTGGAACTTATACGATGCGTATTCTTCAAAACCTACATGAATACGACACGGCGTATATTTCCGTACCAATTCAAACCCAAGTTCTGTAAAGAAAGACAAGGGGCACTTGGCCCCTTATTGGGGCTTACGGAACAACAACAGAACCGTTATAGCTGATTTCACTGTAAGCATCATCCATCGTTAAAAGAACCAAATAGTTCTTTGCAGCGTTGGTTACTGTGACTGCTACAGCGCCTTTGCTTCGGCCAGCTTTGGCTACATTAAAAAACTTTTGATAGCCAGTGGGGGCAGAGCCTGCAGTGTAGTCATCATCTTGAAAGATTTCAATTGTATTTACACCGACACTGCGATCAAGCGTAACAATGATGTCACCAGTAGAAGCAGGGTTTACAAGAAAAGCACGCTGGCTTAAATCACCAGATGAACCAGGGAGTGCGTCGCCTTTGTAAGTTACTTCAGCGCCACTGGCAGTAAAAGTGTCCTGTGTTCCTTGGAAAGTGCGAGTAGCCATTATCAGCTAGTTTGATTATGGGTTTGAAACTGGAAGGAGATGTCAGCATCAATACCGTGCTCTTTCAGAATACTTAAGAACATTTGACGGTCCATCATTTTCATGTGGAGCATGTCAACAAAAGCTTCTTCAAGCTCGTCACGGTCAAGATCTCTAATCGCCAGGGCTGCTGCATGGATAGCAAATTCACTATCAATGGGCAGATCCAGGGCATTGGCATCCATTGAAAACTTACCAATCCGTTTTTACATCCTAACAGCTCTGTAATTTTTGTCTACTAAGCCATTGCATCTGGAGCAGGAATGGGAATGTAACGCTGATCTACCGTAAAATACGGTTCATCTGGCGCACCTTCATAAAAACCGGGAACGATTTGCGGCAATCGTGCGGTTACGTACTGATTTAAAAAGGAGTTTGGGTCCTGGATGTCCATGGAGAATGCTGTGACTTAAAGTTGAAATGCTGAAATAAGTGCCTACAAATACGAAGAACAGTGTCAACATGTTTAACTCAAGTTGGATTTAAGTAGCCACTGGAACTTTTTGTGTGCTCGGCCACGTTCTATAGCTAAGTCTAAAGTCAACTGATCTTTCATTAACTCTGCTTCTTCTGCTAACAGATTGAAAGATTCTGCTAATGTGTTGTGATTTACAGCTAAAGCTCGAATCATCCCATCTTGATCAAAGCAGTTTGTTGGTACCTGCTCAATCATGGATTGGTTAAGGTCTTCAACTGTAAGCGGTGTACTAATATCTAAAGACCTGAGGTGTTCTGCGATAACATCAAGTCCATCTTGAAGTTCCTCATAGATTTCCTGAGTTAACTTATGAATGGAATAAAACTTACTGCCCATCAGATTCCAATGGACAATATAAGTTTGATTCAAAAGATAAGAAGTATCCCGCAGTAATTGCACTAAATGGCAATAGCAAGTTGATTTAGAATCCATTTTTACTTTAGCCACTTTAGTTACCATTTAATATCATTCACCATTTTACTCGGTCTGCCCAATAAGCAGCGGACATTTTACCCTTAGCAATATTTTTTGCGTGACGTGCTTTAAAACTTTCCCTCCGTTTACGGTAAGCTTCTGACTCTCCAGCTTTTTTAGGAGAACCTGATACACCTTGTTGACCAAAGCGAATAATCTTTTCTTTCCCACCAGAACAAGCTTTTACCACATGAGATTTAGTGGGGTGATCTGGAGTTCTTCGTGGTTTATTGCACTGCATGTGCTCTTTAGCTAATCGCTTAGCTTTTGCATGGTCAGCCATTACAGGTAATTAGAACGGCGCTCTTCACTTGTAATTTCCATACTTGGTTGACCCTGAACTTTTTTCTCCCACCGAGTAGGCCAACGTTCGTTTCTAGTTTCTATCAATGAAAGATCTGGATCAACAAACATTTTTTCTGGCAAACGAGTTGCAATGTACTGATCTAAAAACTGTTTGTTATCCTCAATAATCATTATGCTGTAACTGCTATTTCAACAGAGCTGGAAAGATGAATAGTTTGTGGTTTTTGCTCCAACCACTGCTTAATTCTACTGACCCTTTCCTCTGAGTACAAGGGGTGTCCCTCCCTGAACCATTCAAAAGGAAGAGTGCTGGCCTTTGAATTATTGCAAGAAGTGCAACAACAAGCTAAATTATTGCGAGTATTGTGTCCTCCTTTATGTTTAGGAATGATGTGATCAATTGTAGCTGTACGATTACAAAGTTCTTTTTCACAATAGGCACATTTCCATTGCCAAGCTTCGAATATTGATTCTCTAAACTTCTTTCGTGCACATTTAGGACTTAAAACAATGAGGTTCGCCAGGAGTTCATTCTCACTGTGGAACATCTTTTATTCACAATTCCTAACATCAGATTAGGGTGCACACACCTGTACTTTTTGCTAGTATCAGAGAGTGCCCGAGTAGCCCAGCGGAATGAGGCAAGCGACTTAAAATCGCTCCAGCGTGAGTTCGAATCTCACCTCGGGTATTGCCCTTATAGCTCAGTTGGTAGAGCGCAGCTTTTGTAAAGCTGATGTCGCGGGTTCAAATCCTGCTGGGGGCTTAATCAGTTAAACCTATTTCTTCTAAACCTATTTGTTCTAAGAACAGGTCACCGTCCAATTCAGCTGGATCATAATTTGCATCTTCTAACAGCTTAAGAAGGAAGTAGTAAATCCGTTCTTGCACCCAACGCAAATCATCATCTGAAACATTGCAGACAATTGAATTAAGACGTAGCTCACGAGAGGGCTCGCGGATGTGATCTGCAAGCAGCTCTAGCGCCCTGTAACGCCCTTTCGTGAACTCTCCTAACATCAGTCCAGCCCTGCAGTTGTAAGAGCTTCTTTCAGCTCTTTATCTGTCGCTTCACTTTGACGTTGTTTGATAACTTGCAACAGTTCAAGAGCACCTTTGACTTTTAAATAACCTTCTTTATTACGCATCAATAGCTCTTCTCCACGGCGAATTTCCTCCGTCAAAGAAGCCAATTGATCTGACAATCCCTTCTCAAGGTCATTAATGATTGTTTCCACTTTGAGCAATGTAAGTAGCTACGGACACTATACCTATTGCAAATCTAGCCACCAGCCAGTTCTGTTTCCTTCAACCATCCACCGCCGCATAAAAAGATTTTCACTGTATAAAACAGAGGCACCATCAGTGCTTTTATAGGTTCCGGTGTAGTTGTCAAGTTCACCCCAGGGATCATGAACAATAAATTTTTTCTTTTCAGATTGATAACCGATAACACAAATCCAGTGCCCAAAACCTTCTGGTTTATTAGCGGGACCTTTATGAAGGATTCCTACAGGACATGGAATATTAGCGTCTAGTTTTCTTTTTAAATTTTCTAATGTTCCAGTTTGTTTAAAAATTGTTTTAATTCCAAGGCTTGTTAACACCTTGACTTGAGTTGCAACTTCTGTGCTGTCACCAATGGCAAATACTTTTTTTAGGTATTCATTGTCATTTGCAACTGAGTCAGGGCGTAAATACATAGCTGCCATAGCGCAAGCAGATGAGAAACAAGTCCGGCCTGCATCACGATAGTTATCTCGTTGTGACTGATAAGGAACATTCAGAAGAACTCCATCGTAAGCAACGATAGGAACTTGATCTGGTTTTGGAGCTTGTCCGCCAAGTCCATGCCAGTGGTCATTAAAAGCCCACCAGATACCAGCTCCCCAAGGCAGGTTAATTTTGGTGTGATTTTCTTTTCTTTCTAAAATCTCAACACCTTTATATGTTCTATCAGCTTGAATAGTTACTTTTTGATTATGTGAAAGTTTATGACTTTGAATTGGAAGTTTTTTTAAGTGCGTATAATGATTTGAAGTAATATCAATCTTTTCTAACTTGACAACAGGTGTTCCTGATGTAAACAGTTCTACTTCTTTCTTGCGTCTGCTAACAAGACCTGGAAGCGTCTTACCGTTAGCCTTAACCCACTTAGGTAACTCTTCTTTAGCTACTTTATTAGGATCTTCACCCTTATTAAGACGTTTCCTTAAGGTTGATTCTGCAAGAGCACCTGCTCCGCAGTTATAAGTAAAAGAAACTAATGCATCAAATTGTTGTTGATTTAACGGTACGGTAATATTTAAACTAACTGCTGTCTCAAATTTCTCTAGATCCTTTCGAAGAAGGGCTTCAGCACGTTCTTCTGTAATTGCTTTACCTGGCTTTACATCTGGTCCAGTATGCCCCCAGCCGACAGTCCAAACGCCAGCGGGACATTTATAGGGCATTAATTCAAGCCCTTCAAAAGATTTAATTAGATCTAAACCAGCAGTAGAAGTTCTCACAGCAATACCAATGCTGCGTTTATTTTATCTAATCTGCATTCCTTGAAAGGCTAATTAAAGTTGTAAGTACTCCCATTAAAACAGCAATAGTTCTGGTATCTACATCACTGCAACCCATAGGAGAAGGATCTATCTTTTCTCCCTCTGGAGTGCCAACATATTTAGAGTACCAAGGCCACACAGTAGGCAGGACGTAGAACCTACAAGAAGCCCATTGTGCTGACGAGATAATAACAATGGCTCCAGCAGTTGCAACAATAGATCGCCAGAGCCAGGTTGTCATTAGTGCTAGTTAAATTTTTAATTTACAATGTTCCAGTCTTCATCAGGTTTTACAGGAAAAACTGGATCAATACTAGGAGTAAAAACAATTTGACGTAAAGCACTACGGTAAGTAGCAAACTCAGCTTTATTAAGCAAATCTACATCACCAATTTGAGTCCAATCTGTTTCAGATAAAAGCAGAGCGGCTTTATTCTTGTTATCCATTTTTATTTCTTCTTCTCTTATCGTAATCTCTTCTGGTGTTGCGGGGACTACTTCCCAGGTTTGAAGCCAAGCGCCGTTAATAAGGGTCGGATTTTTTTCGATTACATTTTTTTTATAATCAACAGTAGGCTCAGGTACTGGGCTAACCAGGAAAATACCTTGCTCAGCAAGCTGTTCGCCGGTCGGTTGGACAGGAAGGGATACATTTGGATTTTCAATCCGCCAAACAGGCAAAGAAAGAGGGTACTTAACAACTTTGTTGTCAAAGACTAGCACGTACATTAGAAGTTACTCCCAAAGAAAAATCCCGACCCAGTGGCAGGGAAAATAATGTCTGTATTATTGCCACCATCTACAAAGTTATTGCCAGATATAGGTGCAGCACTGCCATTAATATCTATGTCTCTCCAAAAAATCTTTGTACTTAGATTTCCATTGAATAGACTACCTACAGAAAGCGTTCTTTGAGTTCCTAGAGAGTTGCTATAGATTTGAGCTGTACCTGTGCTAGATCCATTAAACTGTAAACTATTTACAGTGCTAGCTCCAGTTATAATCCAACCAGAAATCCCGCTTGATGGTGGATTACACCTTAATTCATTGACGGACCCAGGGCTAGTCCAAGTAACAAGTCCACCTTCACTTGCAGCAATTTTAATAGTACCTTCAAGGGTGCCGCTACCAAGAAAATAAGGCCGCGCATTAACATCAAAACCGCCTGAATTACCAACAAATCCACCTGACTCAATGTAAATTATTCCACTGATGTTATAAGTAGGGTTATAGGTGCCCCCAAAATATAAATTTCTAATTGCTGGTGGAGAAGATACAGTAATTACCCCCGTTATATATGGGCTGCCGTAAGCATATACAGTATCTCCACTTGTTGGAACACTTGCCCCTGATGTTCCACCAAGCGTAGTAGACCAAATAGCGGTATTTGTCGAATTCCAAGTACCACTACCTACTAAATATCTAATGGCCACTGCTTATTCCTCTTTATGCTTGGTTAGTGCCAATTGCTAAATAAGTGCTGCTGCCGTCGTACCAAAAGTTAAGGACAGCTCTCTTACTATTTTCACCAGACCAAGTAGATCCCATAAAAATAACAGAACCTGGCCAGTTTATGGTTTGTGCAGTGCTAGTGTTATCAATAAATAGCTGGAAATGTCCGGGACCAGGGGGATTTGTAAACGTATAAGTAATAGTACTTGTTGGCTGTGGCTGGCGATAATTCTGCGCCGCAGTCCAATCAATGTTAATTGTGCCCGAAGTCGATACTAAATTAACTTGAGAATTAAACGTGGCTGTTTTAAACTCTGTAATCTTAGAATTAGATAGTGCAATATCTCCGGTAACAGTGCCACCGCTTTTGGGCAGCGCAGCATTGGCTAAGTCGTAAGCAGTTTTTACACTATTAGGAGTAGCTGCAGTTGTAGTACTGGTGCTACTAGTGCTATCAGTTAACTGAACTGCACCTGCATTACTCGTGCTTGCTGCTTGAAGTTTGCTACCATCAATAGCAGCACCTGCTGCAATTTTTGCGTTTGTAATAGAACCGTCGGAAACGGTTCCAATACTTAAACTGTCACCAGCATAAATTGCAAAGAAAGAAGCTCCACCTGTTGGAGCAGCAGTAAAAATAATACTGTTAGTAGTAACAGTAAATTCTACTCCTGGCTCTAGAACTGTGCTATTAATTGAAACAATAAGCTGATTGGCAGATGCAGCTGTGACATTTTGACCAGCAACAGAAGTAGT